GATCACGCCTATTGTTCAAGCCTTAGAACACCCAAATATCCACTTTTTTAAGAATTCAGGAGAGTTTCACGCAACAAAAGATCTGTGCTTTAACGTTCTTTCCGTTTTTGATGAGGATAACTGGAGTGATCCAACTGATACAAGTAAAATTAATATTGCTCTTTATCATGGCTCAATCTCAAATTGCAAAACTGACATTGGCTGGGTGATGGAGCACGGCGAGCATGAGCTTGCTATATTTAATAAATTTGATTATGCCATGCTTGGCGATATCCACAAAGCACAAGTGCTTGATTTTGACGGACGGGTGCGCTATTGTGGCTCTACTGTGCAGCAGAACCACGGCGAAACAAACGATAAGGGCTTTGGTATCTGGGAAATAGAAGATAAAGAAACCTTTAGCTACCGCCATGTTGAACTTATCAACCCGAAGCCATTTATTACTATCGAACTCACACCAAAGGGCAAAATGCCCAAAGGCGTTGATATAACTGAAGGTGCCCGCGTTCGTCTTGTATCTAATAACAACTTGCCCCTTGATCGAATGAAGCGAGCAGTTGATATTGCAAAGCACAGGTTCAAGCCCGAGAGTATCACTTTTCTTAACCGAGCAACAGGACGACGAGCAGAGCTTGGCTTTTCCAAAGACGATTTTATCAAGGAAAACCTCCGTGATATTTCGGTTCAGGAGCGACTCATCACTGAGTACCTCAAAGACTACGAAGTTGAAGGCGAGATCCTTGATCGTGTTTTATCACTAAACGAAAAATACAATACAACCGTTGAAGAAAACGAAGAAGTCGCCCGTAATATTAACTGGGAACTCAACTCGTTTGAGTTTGACAATTTGTTCAATTATGGCGAAGATAACAAAATTAACTTTGAAAACCTCGCAGGTATTGTTGGAATCTTCGGCAAGAACTATTCAGGTAAGTCCAGCATCGTTGATGCTGCCCTTTATACGCTATTTAACAGCACTTCAAAAAATGAACGCAAAAACCTTAATGTAATTAATCAAAACAGAGAGAGAGCCTTTGGGCGGGTCAATATTAGCATTGGTGATCGCCAGTTCACTATTGAACGAGAAAGTGAAAAATATGTCAAGAAGCTAAAAGGTGAGGAAACGCTCGAAGCCAAAACAAATGTTGAATTCTTTGAGTACGATGCCGTGATGGATGAGACTATTAGTCACAATGGCTTATCTCGTAATGATACTGACAAGAACATTCGCAAGATGTTTGGAACCCTTGATGACTTCTTGCTAACTTCTATGGCTTCCCAATTGGATTCGTTGACCTTTATTAAAGAAGGTTCGACAAAACGCAAAGAGATTCTGGCAAAGTTTCTTGATCTTGAAATCTTTGACAAGAAATTTAAGATGGCAAAGGACGATGCTGCTGATACTCGCGGCGCCCTCAAGCGACTTGAAGGACGAGAGTTTGATCGGGATATAGAGCAGGCTCAGGGCGAAATGCAAGAAAGTCTGGAGGCAATTGAAGAACATAAGCAACTATGTGAACAATACGAGCAGACTATCAACGATACTAAAAAACTTTTAGATGAGATAGAGAACAAAATCACCTCTATACCAGTTGATGTAATTGATATTGAATCTGCAAGAAACAAGTTAAAGAGTAAGCGGAACGAAGTTTACACCCTTACTAAAAAGAATAAAGAGTTACAAAAGTCAAATACCGACAACGAAGCTCTGTCTGCCAAGCTTGCAAGCTTTTTACAACAATACGATGTTGAAAAACTGCATGCCGAAAAGCAGAAGGTTGATAATAAAACAGGCGAATACGAAGAGCTTGTTGCTTTATTGAAAATTAAAAATAAAGATGTTGACAATTATAAGAAAAAGGTTAAACTATTAGAGACACACGAGTACGACCCAGACTGCAAGTATTGCTCTGACAACAAGTTTGTTAAAGAAGCCCATACAGCAAAAGATGCTTTGCCAAATATGCTTGCTGAAGCTGTTGAACTTCGGCAACAAACCGTCACCCTTTTGGATGAGATTGATAAGCTTGATGTGGATAAACTCAATGACTACATTGACAAATACACACAACTTGTTGGACGACAGAAGGATGTCGGTCAAGAAGTATCTGTTGCAACGGCTGAAATAGAGTCTAACTTATCAAAATTGCAGGTGTATGAGCACGAAATTGTTGGCATTGAAAAGAACATTCAACTTTACGAGGACAACAAAGAAGCAATTGAGAACCTTGAAACACTTGTTGCAAAACGAAATGAACACGCTGTGCTCGTTAGTAGAACTCAAAAAGCGTGTGATGCTTGTAAAGAAGAACTAAACGAGCTTTATAAACTTCATGGTTCTTATGAGCAAAAATTGCAGAATCTCGCAGATCAAAAGCAAGACCTTGCCGATCTCCGTGAAGAATACTCTGCTTATGACCTGTTTATGAGATGCATGCATTCCAGCGGAATCTCTTATGATATTATCAAGAAAAAGCTACCAGCAATCAACGAAGAGATCGCAAAGATTCTTGCGAATATTGTAAACTTTGAAGTGTTCTTCGAGAACGAAGGCAACAGGCTGAATGTCTATATTAAACATCCAAGCCACGAGCCACGCCCTATTGAAATGGGCTCTGGTGCTGAGAAGACCATCGCATCTATGGCTATCCGCCTTGCACTGCTACAAGTAAGCAACCTACCAACTCCAAATGTGTTTATCATGGATGAGCCTGGAACAGCACTTGACGCCGAAAACATGGATGGTTTTGTTCGTATTCTGGACATGGTTAAGAACTATTATAAGATCGTCGTCTTGATTTCGCATCTTGATACGCTAAAAGATTGTGTTGACTATGTTATCAATGTTGAAAAAGAAAATGGCTACGCAAAAGTCAATGTATGATTCTATATAGGACATGTCAGCGGTTAAAAATTTACAATGGAAGAGGGCACTATCTAAACTAAGATACTCATACGAAGAATTGAATTATGTATCAGAGGTTTCAAGAGAGGCGGCAACAGAATTTGAATCATACTATCGTCGATTTTGTGCTGAAAACAATATTAACATTCCATCACTTGAGCAAGAGAACAAATCAAGATTAGAAAATTATTACGAGCAAGCAAAAATACCAGAAAAGGATACTGACGAATTTATTTTGTCTGGCAGCATTGGCGACACTTCAATAACGCTTTTTGAAAACAACCAAGAGGAAAGCGAGGAATATCAAATGACATCAGATGAAATCGCGATCCACGACTCTTTTTTAAAATTGTTTAAAAGACTTGCCTTAAAACTTCATCCAGACAGGATAAACAAGTTTTTGCCAGATGAAGAAAAAGAGCTAAGAGCAAAACATTTTGTAGAGGCTAACGAGGCTCTCGACCAAAAAAGATACTATGCTCTGATAGACATAGCCGAAAGATATGCAGTATCAACACCTCGTAACTACAAACAACAAACACGCTGGATGAAAAGAGAAGAGGAAAAAAATCAACAGCTTATTTCTAAAAAGAAGAATAGTTATAATTACGGGTTCGCAGAAGCAGAGACCGAAGAAGAAAAACAATTATTAATTAGAAAATTTATTTATCAGCTTTTTAGAATTAACGTATAAAGGAAATTATTATGAGCAAACAAGCAATTTTAGACAAGGTGATGGCAAAAGCCATCTCCAGAAAATTATTTACATTTCTTACCGCAACGGGATTAATGTTATGGAGCGATCTCTCCAGTGACACTTGGGGCATGATTGCTATGGTTTATATTGGCACACAAGGTGCTATTGACGCCATGCACACATATAGGCACGGATGATGACTTGGTTAACACTTCTCTTATATTCTAAAAAAGCATGGGTTTGGTGCAAGCACCACTGGAAAATTCTTGCAATCGCGCTTTGGACTCTTGTTGTGTTTTTGATAGCCAGAAAAAATGTGAGAGCCTATAAAAAAGTCTTAGACACGACGATTGAAAATTACAAGAAAGAAGTTCAGGTTATCGAAGATTCTCATAAACAAGAGATTCAAAAAAGAGATGAGGTAATCAAGAAGCATAACGAGGACATTAGGAAACTTGAAGAGAAGTACGCTGGTGACAAGCATCAGCTTGGTATCAAAAAACGCTCCCGGTATCTTGAACTTGTGAAAATGTACGAATCAGATCCAGAGAATATCAACAAAATTTTACAAGAAGAATTCGGATTTAAATATGAAGAATAAAATTATCGCACAAATACTAACTTTTGGTTTGATATTTCCTGCCCCCTTGTTCGCACAAGATTCAGAGGAGCCAAGGTATACAAACCTTGATAGTGGAGAATCAGCACCATTTGCTGGCACTTTGTTCAATCCCGCAGCCCTTGCACAATTAATTGCAGATAGTCAATTTTCGGTAGAAGAGTGTGATTTACAAATTGAGTACGAGGTCTCAAAAGCAAGAACTGAAATGAAATTACAACTGGATACTCTCCAGGTAAGTTACGATGCATTAGAAGAAAAACATCAACTTTTAATGGATATCAAGAATGACGAGATAAATACCTATAGAGAGATGGCTCTTGACCAACCAAATAAAAACAATCAATGGTGGTTAGCAGGAGGAGTAGTTGTAGGCATCGGGCTATCTTTAGGAACTTTTTACGCAGCAACAAATATAACACAATGAGTAAACCAAAACGAGACCCAGATCACGCACTAACAATTGAACATGCTATTTCAGAAAAGTATGGCGCAGAAACTGTGCAACACCCACAGCGCGACTGGAACCCACAAAAAGAGGAAGATTACCTCGAACAACTTAAGTTATTGAACCAGAAGTTGGATAAGATATCAGAAAAACTTGAAAAAGTAGAAGTAGAGGGAGTTTTACTGCCAAAAAAACTACTTAATAAAGATAGCAATAGGTCTTGTCCTGTATGTAATACTTATTCTTTTGATACAAGGGATAATGTATACATGACAAAATACACTTGTTGTCGCGTGTGTTATATCACACATGTAGAAGGAAGAGAAGACCGTTGGACGACCGGATGGCGTCCGAACCAAGGAGAAAATAAATAATGGCTTCAGTTTTAGACATCGTTAGAGGAATCTCACAAGCAGCAGCAAATGCTTATGATGGCTCTCAGGACGAAAAATACTCCCTTGATGGAGAGGCGCGAAAGATCGGGCTTAAAAGAGAAGAGGGAGATCCTATTATTGATTCTCGTGTTGTTGATGGATTTAACGTTCGCATGAGCGGTCCAATTCTTACAATTTCATATCAAAGCGATATCAAACTCAAAGATGTATACGCTGGTGATATCGAAGCAGATGTGGAAGAAATGATTCAGAATGTTGCCAATTTTCTTAAGAAAGAATTCAAGAAGATTACAGGCGATGCACTTACCCTTACCGCTGAAGGGGATGTTGATGTGCTTGTACAAAACACTTCAAAGGTTCGCGTCTTTGTGGTTGGAAAGCGCAATTATAAAGTCGGAAACCTTGCTGATGTTATTGAAGTTGGCTTGCCATCGGAAGAACGACTTGATAAATCCATTCGTGACTTTATCTCTCTCGGCAAACAATAAGCGATGGTTAGATGTCCTTTGAACTCACTAAGAAAGAAATAGTAAAAGAGATACTGAAAAGCGGCAAAGATCCAGTCTATTTTATTGACAACTACGCAAGAATCTCCCACCCGCTTGAGGGGTTGATTCCATTTAAGCTATATCCCTTTCAACAAGAGTTGTTAAGGGATTTTAATGATCATCGGTTCAATGTAATTCTCAAAGCACGCCAGTTGGGTATTTCAACCACAACGGCTGCTTATGTTGCGTGGATGATGCTTTTTCACCGCAACAAAAACATTTTGGTTATCGCAACTAAGTTTCAGACGGCAGGAAACCTTGTAAAGAAGGTCAAACATATTATTAAAAACTTGCCTCCTTGGTTGCAGATAGCAAACATTGATATTGACAACCGAGCATCGTTTGTGCTATCAAACGGCTCTGAGATTAAAGCTTCCTCAACATCAGGAGATGCCGGTCGTTCGGAAGCACTCTCCTTGTTGGTCATCGATGAGGCTGCCCATGTTGAGGGGCTTGATGAATTGTGGACTGGTTTGTACCCCACGCTATCAACAGGTGGACGCTGCATTGCCCTATCTACACCAAATGGTGTTGGTAACTGGTTTCACCAAGCCTATATTGATGCAGAGCAACAGCAGAACGATTTCTTTCCAACTATTCTTCCTTGGGAGGTTCATCCTGAGCGGGACACGGAGTGGTTCGAAAAAGAAACCAGGAACATGTCCCGTCGCCAGATCGCACAGGAGTTGGAGTGTAACTTCAATATGTCCGGTGAAACGGTCATCCACCCAGATGACTTGACTTGGATTGAAAGTACGATCAAGGAACCTCTATATCGCACAGGAT